GGAGCAGACATACCCAACGCGGCGGTTCCCGAGAGTGCGCCACTGCCAGCATATTTCGCATACGGACCGGTCCCGGCCAGTGCGCCGACCCCCGACGTGATCGCCTCTCTGGCGTAGGACGCGAACTGCTCGGCCGAGATCTGCCCAGCGCCCTCCAGCGCAGACACGATTCCCACGTTCCCGTAAACCGCCGCCGCCAGGGCGGCGCTGGCGGTCAGATCGAACGCCCGCTCGGTGCCCGGAGCAACGACGGCTGCCAGATGTCCGGCCATCAGAGGGTGTCCTGATCATTGAGCGAGTTCTTCACGATCACGTCGAAGCACCGCGCCAGCACGACCAGGCTCAGCGACTGGCACCACCCGATCAGCTTCTCCCGTTCAGCAGCGGTGGCCGCGCCCTGCGCGGAGACGAGGTACTGCTCAATACGGGTCAGAATCTGCTCGCGGGTGATGTCATGTCCGGTATCCAGGTCGCCGAACTCGTGGACGATGACCCGGTCCCACACCCGCGCCAGCACGGCCAGCGACAGGCCGCCGGCACCGTCGAGGTACTGGGTGATCGCAGAGTCAGACTGGGCAGCAAGCGCATTCTCCAGGTAGCCATCCACCTGTCCGAGAATCTGCGCCCGGGTGTACGTCCATGCCACCTGATCGCCCCTTTCCGCTGGTATGCACCTTACGCCTGATACGCCTTGAACCACGCCTTGCCGACAGCCCCGTCACCACCGTTGTAGCCGGTGAAGATACCGCCAGCACCGCCCTGACCGCCGCCTCCCGGCGCGTTGCCCGCTGCCCCGGTGTTCCCGCCGGAACTCTGCGCGTTGCCGCCGTCATAGCTCTCACCGTTGAACGACAGCGGGTCGGGACTGGGAGCCAGGCCGGTGCGGCCTTCGGTTGTCGCATTCTGCTCCTCGCCGCCGTCGCCGGACAGTCCGGCCCATCCTGTCGCCGTCGCGGTGGTCGGGGAGCCGTCCGCTGCGGGGCCGTTGCCGACACCGCCGTTGCCGTGCAACCCACCGGCACCAACGCTGCCGGTGATCGCAGTGACGCTCCAGCCGATGTCGGTTCCCCTCACCAGCGTGGTGTAACCCCAGTGCCCACCCTTGCCACCCGAACCGATGATGAACGCACCGGCACCGCCCTGCCCGCCGCCGCCACCACCGATCAGCACCACATCGACGTGCGTGGCCCAGTACGGAATGTCGTAGGAGAACGCCCCTGCTGTCGTGTAGGTGGTATAGGCGGCAGACATCGCCGGGAAAGCCGCTGTGGCCGATGCCGTTCCGGAACCGGCCAGCGCCACACTGCGGGGGTAGTTGGGGTAGGCCGAAGCCGTTACCGTGCCAACACCGCCCTCGGCACTGGCGGATGCGTACTTGGCGAATGCCGCCGCTATGTCCGCACCGACACCGGCCAGGTCGCCGGTGCGAAGAAACTGTTGCACAGCAGCAGCGGCAAGTTGCCCCGAACCCGTAAGGGTGGCGACTGCCTCGACGAACTGATATGCGAATGCCGTCACGTCTCCGGATGCCGCCAGGGCCGCGAGGATGGGGATGATGCCCTCCACCTCGGCGGAGAGGGTGGCCGATCCGGTGAGTGTCGTAGACACGGTGATCAGGAAGTTGGTGACCTCACCCTCCAGCAGGCCCGCAGCGGCCAGGGCCACAGCGACGGCCGCACCAGGCCATGCGTCCGCCCTCAAGCCGTCGGCGATCTCGGCCCCGGTGATGAGGCCGGTCAACGCACCCTCGGCGTCCATGCCCGCGGCCGCGAAGATGTCGGCCAGAACATCCAGCGCACCAAGGGCATTCAGCGGGATGTTCACGTTGTGCCACGCCGTGCCGCTCAGGCCGCCCTCGTCTTCGAACGCCGTCGCGGTCAGGAAACCCTCGGCATAGATCGGCGCGACGCCTGGCTGCGAGGATGAGATCTCGCCGGACAGTTCGCCCTCGCTGGAGAACTCCTCTGACAGGAACACCAGGAAGTTGGTCAACGCTACCGAGAGTTCACCCTCGGCCCAAAGCATCTCCTCCAGGAACGTCGTCGCCGACGTCGTTGCCGACAGTGCACCGTCACCCATGAACCGGTACAGAAACGGGAACTTCCGCCAGGACCGGGACCCCCACTGATTGGACGGCGGATTCGGCCACCAGGAGCGCTGTGGCGGCGGAGTGTAGAGGTCAGGACTGGTGGCCCAACTCACCGGTTAGCCTGCCCGGTAGAGCTTCTGGTATGTGTCCGATGACAGGATCTCCATCACTTCGACGGCCGAGTTCCATACCACCACCTGTCCGAGTGTGGCGGGAATGGACTTCCCCGAGCCGGGACCATTGAGCTCCAGCAACCACACCTGCTCGCCGTCCTTGACATATCCGCCGGCCTGTCCCCGATACCCGACCGTCAGGGCGAACTCCAGGGCCTCCATCATCGCCGCAGGACTGTCGAGGAGAATGGCTTCGACATCCTGGGGTTGACGCACCGCGCGTTCGATCATCTCTGCTCCTCCATCAGTTGTCCCATGCCGCCCAGGAATTGAACTTCGCCGGGTTGGCCTGCTGGAACGCCAGGATGGCACCCTCGGCCATCATGCCGCACCCGATGCCCCGGTAGTCACTACCCAGGCTCGATGCCGTACCCACTTCGTCCACCGCCAGGATGATGGCGTCGTTGATCTTGGCGAGGTAGTAGCGGTCGTCGCCGATGACACCGGCTTCCAGGCTGATGATAGAGCCGTTGCCCGGAACCGGGCTCACGTCGGTGGTGTCCCACTGCACGTAGCTCCCGCCCGCCGCATACCCGATGGCCACCTCACCGTCGGCCCCGAACGCCGCCCTGATGTAGTGGGTGCCGTCGGCTGACATCCGCGCCATCAGGAAGTTGTAGCCGCACTTCGACCACCAGGTGAAGTTCTGCCCCTTGGAGCCGAGGACACCGACCACCTTCTGGCGGTCGGTGTTCAGCACCGGATTGGTGCCGTTCCACTGAGCCAGGCAGGCGCGGGTGACCCATCCGGATTGGTCCCAGCCAGCGGCATGCCCGTCGGTTTCCATCTCACCGCCACCGGACCCGCTGTACCGCTGAACCCAGTCATCCCCCAGCGTGTTTACGTCGTCGCGCTCGAAGTCGTCGAACACCGCGATACCGCCGGTGAGGAGGCCGTTCAGGTAGGCGATCGCCGACGTGTTCGCCCGCAGCGCCGCAGCTGTGGTCTGATAGGTCCCCAGCGCACCATCGTGGTTGATGTCGACGCCGATCAGATCCTCCAGGCCGAGCATGACGTTGCCGAGCATGGTGCCGATGCCGGGAACCGAGGAATCCCGCAGGCCGCCGGTCTTGTACAGCATCGCCTCGTCCCACCACACCGTCCCCGACGATGCAGTGGTGGGCAGCATCAGGGCGAGCCTGACATGGTCGACACCGTCAGGCACCGTGTATTCGGTGAAGGTCAGCTGAGTCCAATCATCCGTTGCCGCAGGCGTATTCACTGCGGCCAGCTGCTCGGTGTTGAGGACCATACCGGCGGCGTTGTACTCGTTGACGGACAGGATGATCGGATCGCTGCCCGCGTAGGACAGGCTGTCCCACTTCGCCCAGACGCTACCGTCGAACGTGTCCCCCGCCACCACGTAGGACGGGTTGGACTCCAGCTTCTTCAGGGTGGCGTCGGCGGTGACCTTCGCCGACCCGGCGGTGAGCTTGCCCTGGGTGCCGTCCCACTCCCAGCCGTCCTCCTCGATCACCGAGATGTCGGTGTCGAAGGTTGCGTTCAGCACGATGTTGGTGCCGGTGTCGGAAACAACGCTGGCCGGAATCCTGGTGGGATGCACCCCGGCGAACCTGGCCTGCAGGTCGTCACGCCAATCGGCCAGCGTATCGAGTGTCCCGGTGACCGCCCCGGTGATCGCGTGCACCAGTGGGCCGATCAGCGGCAGGGTCTCCACCCAGCTGACGATGTCGTCCAAGCCACCGGCCAATCCGGTGAAAGCGTTGACCAGCTGATCCAGTAGTGAGCCGTTGGAGCCGTCGAGGAATCCGCCGAACCAATCAGCGACATCGGAGAGCCCACCGCCCACCAGGCCGGTGATGTTCTGGATCAGATCACCCATCCAGTCGAGCAACCCATTGACCCAGGACTGTTGCAGCTTGCCGGTTTTCGCTAGGGACAGATCATCGAAGTTCACCCTGCCGGAAATAGCCGTGGAACCAACCTGCACATACACCTGGCAGGAGTCCACACTCTCGGGCACCGCGACGGTTCCGGCCAATTCGGTCCACGCCGTCGCCGAGGCGAGAGTGTCGATGGTGCTGGTGGACACCGGAGAACCGTCCAGGAACCACTGCACCACCAGCGACAGCGGAGTGCCGGTATAAGAATAGGAACCATCCGTCTTCACCCAGACCGAGGCGTCAATGGTCTGATTCTCGGCCACCTTGATGACATCTGGATGTGTCCAGGTGTGCGCGAAACCATCTGCGTCGACTCCGATGGAGCCACTGCCTCCGGCGGTATGGTCCTCGTAAACCGTTGGCAGATAAGTCGATCCGAGTCCATCCAGGTACGCGACGGCCATGTCGTAGGCCGTCAGCGTCCCGGTCGCGGTGTCGATCGGGGTGATGCCGTAGTTGCCGTGCGGGATGCTCGACGAATTCTTCCCGACGAAACCGATCAGCGATTCCAGGGCGCGGATCAGCTTGGACAGCGACCCGAGCGGGTTGCCGAATCCATTGATCACCGTCTGCACAACCGTCCACGGGTTGCCGTCCCAGTCTTGGGTGGCGAAGTCGTAGACCAGCCCGCCCCAACTTGCCAGCGATGTGCTGAGCGCTGCCGCGATGTCGCCGTCCAGCACGTACTCGTACCAACTGGCCGGGACGCTCACCATGAGATCGTTTGTGGCGAAACCGGTTCCGCCGGGGTCCGCGATGCCGGGCGCGACCTCGCCGAGCTTGCGGCGCGGGTTCCCGAACATCACACCACCGACGAAGTCGGACAACCGGTCGTGGATGGCCCCGCCCACGTCGAGCAACTCGTTTTCGTACACCAGGCTCGCGACGACCGCGCCCTGCGACTCCCCCGAGAATGCGAACGGCGTGCCGGGCTTCAGGGCCTGGACGGCGGCTACCAGATTCGCGACACCATCGTCGATAGAGTCCTGCAAAGGCACTGTCGCAGCGGGGTATTCGATGGCGTATGCCGACCAGTAGTCCTCGTCGACACGCCTGCCCACCGGGGCCACCGTCTGGGGGTAGGTGTCCGCGAACAGCGTGTCGGTGCCGTTCAGGGTGAACAGAAAGCAGGCCGGGCCCTCCCAGGTGAACCCGTCCTGCGGGTCAACCGGGAGGCTGAACGCCGGGTTGGTCAGCAGGTTCGATGACGTGACCGGCTCACCGACCTGGCTGACCGGGATCAACCCACCCAGCAAGTCCGACAGTCCGTCGATCAGGGTGGCGGGTATCTGTGATGCGTTGGTGAGCAGGCTCGACGCCCACGCCTGGATGTCACCCAGTCCGCCGGGCTGGCCGGTCAACACCGTGACCAGTTGTCGAATCCACTCGCCCGAGATGAGGCCCTGTACCCACACCGTGATGTCGTCCAGGCTGCCGACCGCAGAGGTCAACGCCTCCGAAAGCTGGTCCAGCAGTGAGCCGTTCGAACCGTCGAGGAACCCGCCGAACCAGTCGGCAATATCAGACAGGCCGCCACCGATGATGCCGGTGATCGCCTCGACAATATCTCCGAGGATCGGGATGTCCCCCACCCAGGAGGTGATGTCATCAAGACCGCCCGGCAGACCGGTGAGCGCGTTGACCAACTGCTCCAGCAGCGAGCCGCCGGTAATGCCATCGAGGAACCCGCCGAAGAAATCGGCGATGTCGGACAGGTCGCCGCCGATAATGCCGGTCAGCGCCTCCACCAGCGGGCCGATCACGGGTAGGTCTGCCGCCCACGCCGTCAGTTGCGAGAGAGCTGACCCGAGTGGCCCGGGAACGAACAGACCGGTGAGCGCCTGGGTGATCGACGAGATGATGGATTCCCACAGCCGGTCCCGCATCGTGTGGAGCTGCTCATCAGAGATATCATTCCACTGCGTCCAGCGCGACGGCTCGGTGTGGACACCGGACGTCGAGGGAACGCCGGTGACCCAGTCAGGAACGGCTGTCACGGTACCGGTGCCACCCTCACCTTGAAGGCGGTCGCCGCCGACGTGGTGGTGAACGTGTTCGCACCGGACTGCCGCTCAGCACGCAGGTACACCACCGTCGGCCCTGCGCCCGCGGCGATCTTGTTGTAGGCGTCAGCCGAACCAGCCGGTGGCCCACTGGACAGTACCGTGGAGAAGCCCTCGGTGTTCTCGCCGACATGGCCCCGGCCCCGGCCGACGATGTTCCCCGACGTAGCGTTGTCCAGGCGGGCGATCAGGTCCACCTGAACGTCGGCTCCGGTCCCGGTGACGACACACCAGCCGTCCACCTCCGGCCGCCAGTCGAAGTCCTGCGCTGGAATCGACACCGAGCACAGCGTATAGGCGGCGTTACCGGACGGCGTGTTGGAAATCGAGGCCGGCCAGTACATATCGCCCACCGGCTGAGTGGTGTAGTCGAACCCGTCGGCGGTGGCGTTCACCACCAGAATGTCCCCGGCGGCAGCGGTGCCCGACACATCGTCGGCGTCCATCAGGTCGAACGGGCCCAGCTCCCCAGGCGGCCCCTGCCGGTTGGTCATGGTGAGCCGGAACAGATTGGCGCTGATCTCCGAGAACGACGCCGCATCGGCGGTGACATCGTCGTAGGTCAGCGGGACGGTGACTACGGTGGAGTCGATACTGGGGGTGTCGCCGGTATCACCCTTCACCAGGGCCGGGAAGTTCCCCAAACCACCGTCGGGCACGGCCACAGCGAAGAACATGTTGCTGCTCGGGTCCCAGTCCAGCGGGATGCGGAACTGCGCGACCTCGACAACGAGATACTCCTTGCCGTCGATCGTGGTCGTCGTCCAGTTTGTTACCTCTGCCATGTCATCCTCCGGTTAACTCTGGGGGGCGAGTGTCAAGACGTTTAAAGCCTCCATCGTGGACGTGATGAACCGCTGATGCTTGGCCAGCGGCGACTCCTCGGCGCGCCCATCGCCGATCTGCACCAACAGGTCACGCTCGGTCGGACTGAGCCGGAACATCACGTTCTCGATGTAGTCGGTGTAGAGCCGGGTGCGCCCGTAGTACACCAGGGACATCAGCGCCCCCCGACAGAAGTCCTTGCCCAGCTTGTAGACCTCGTCGTTGCGGAACATCACGATGGCCGATACCCAGCCGCGAGAGTCCCACAGCGCGTTGATGAACGCGAACAGCGTCTCGATGTTGTACGGGGCGCTGGCAGTGGCGTGGAACTTCTCGATGCCGGGATGGTAGGGACCGACCTCGTTGCGACGCCCATAGTGCTGAATCAGCTGGAAGGCCAGGAAGCTGTTGTTCAGGAAGCCGTCGAGCAGGTTGCTCGGGATGCCGGTCACGCCGATCAGGATCGAGATCGAGTCGATGATCCAGGCGAACGTCGCGTTCATCAGGTCATTAAGCCATTTCGGGCTACGGCCGCCAATAATGTGCTGCCACGCATCGGGTGTGTGGTGACTGATGGTGCAGGACAGCACTGATCCCTTCTTGCCGGTGTCCGGTGCGATGAGGACAGTCCAGGGCGGCGTGTAGTCCACCCCGATGATCGGAGCGATGTACACACCCTCCCGGCCGGGAACCTGCTCGATGACCGGAATGATGTCGGACAGGAAGATGCCCGTCAGGTCGACCACGTTGCGCAGCACACTGTCGATGATCGTTCCGGTGGGCCCGGTGATCCGGCTGCGATCCTTCACCGTCACGACGTAGGTGGGCTGGGTCAGCGCCAGGAACGGGAAGTTCCTGGTCCAGAAGTCCGGCTGCTCATCACCGGGCAGCCACAGGTCCACTCGCACATCTACCCCGTGCGACTTGGTGGCGTCGATGATCACCTCGCCGCAGGTTTCCATCCGGACGGTTCGCACATAGAGCGGGCTGGTGTCGGTGAACGGGTTGGTGCGCACCACATAGATCGGCGTCTTGAGCATCTGGAAGATGTTCCCGTTGGACTGCAGCAGCGTGCCGAACCAGGCGCGAATGTCGGGGTTGAGACTCAGGGCGTTGTTGACGAACTCCCACAGACCGGCCTGAATGCGCAGCGCACACTCGCAGATCATCGACTCGATCACGGTGCACAGGCCCCAGAAGAACACTGCGTGCGAAGGGATCTGGGCCTGGATCGGCAGCAGGAAATTGGGCCAGATCACCAGATGGTTGAGGATATCCCAGATGCCGTAGAGCTCGACGTTGCCGGTCCACTCGGCTTCGGAGAACTCCATCTCGAACTTCTTGACGTAGAACGGGAACCGCAGTCCGCCGGTCTCGACGGTGACCCCGACCATCGTCGTCTCGCACGCCATGAACTCCTTGGTGAGCGGCGAGTTGCCCTTGATCTTCATCTGGGCCGACGGCATGTTGTTCCGTGGATCGGTGCCCGACAGTTCCATCAGGTCGTCGCCGAGTTCGCCGACCGGATTCCACATGCGGTCGTAGACCGTGATGATCCAGTCCTTGTCATAACTGACCTGGGCGTCGGCCAGCAGGTTGGCGGCCTCGGCCCGTGACACGATGCTGCCGGAACTGACCAGCGTCTCCTGCCACTGCTCGATCTGGTTCTTGGTCGCCGTCACCGCTGCCGTCGTCATCAGTACGGGAACCTCCGTAACGGGGTGCCCGACGCGATGATCTGCGAGTCGGCGTCTCCCCCGTCGATGCGGACGTTGACGTAGTACGGCTCGGCCGGGTTGCCGGGAGACTTGCCCGGGATCGGCTCGGAGAAGCGACCATTGAGCAGCGAGTAGGGATTACCCTGCGGTGGCTGCACCCCGAAGATGGACAGAATCGACTCCAACAGCGGCGGGACGTTGTTGCCCGTCGCGAAGTTCACGAAGTCCTCCAACGCATTGGCGAACGCCGACTGCTCGTCAACGGTGGCCGGGGTGGCGGTGAGATCCTTGACGCCGCGCTTGCCGGGATCGGCGTTGATCTGCATCACCTGGCCACGGGTCAGCGGCCCGAACTCCACCATCTCGTCGGAGCCGGGGCCGTTGCCGATGTAGAAGGTGCCGGGGCCGAAGCAGGTGTAACGATCCCAGTACGGCTGGTCGCCGATGTTGATGCGCGGGATCATTCCCGACTGGCTGCTGCCGGTGGTGTTGGTCCCGGTGTTCCACTGGAACACGCCCATCGGACGGGCCTGGCTGAACACGCCGGCCCCGGCCTCCATGCCAAATCCGGCACTGCGGAAAGACGATCCGACCTGCGAGGTGGTGCCGTTCTCAATCACGTTCATGATGGGTGCACCGAGACCGCGCAGCACCCGGTAGCGCCGAGTGTTGCCGTCGACACCAGCGACAACCGTCCACTTCTCACCGGGAAGTGGCGGAATGAGCAGCGGCTGCTGGCGCAGTACCGTTTCCACCCCGGAGTTGAAGCTCGACAACCTGAGCAGCCCGAGGCCGAACCGCAGCCGCACCCCGTCATCACCAGGCGTGCCGGTGTTGGCCATCCGTACCCAGATGTCGTTGTACGCCTGGTCGATGACGTGCCACTCCGCGCACGACCCGAGCCGGATCGTCACCACCTGATCGTCGTCGTCTGAGGTATAACCGACGCGACGACAGGCCACCCGATACTCGTCGGTGCCCGACTCCGACCACAAGGCCTGTACCCCGTCGGAGTAGATATGGCCCGCACCGGCCCCGCTGTAGCCGAGCGTCCAGTTGGAGCCGAGGCCGGGATCATAGGCCGTGCCGAAGTCCTCGTAGTCGGCCTCGTAGCCGAACATGAAGCTCGCGACGTCGGGGTAGGTCTGCCAGAAGCCGTTGTCGGCGCGCAGCAGCAGCGTCCAGCGCCGCTTGTTTCCGGAGATGCGGATCGGATCGTCGGGCGTCCGAAACCAGCGCAGCGGTGCCCACCAGCGCCCGAGTTCGTGTGTGGTCCAGGACAGTTCGCTCTCCAGCTTGGGGTCTAGAGAGTCGAGCAGGTGCCGCTGCACCCGGTTGGCGTACACGGCATCGCGCCCAGTGACGTCGACCACCATCGTCACTTCGATCGGGTCGTACAACGCGTCGATGAACGTGGTGCCGTCCTGGGTGGCACCCTTCTGGTCGATGAGCTTCCACGGGGGAACCAGTCCGCGCAGTTCCCTGATCTCCACCCGTTCGGGCACGGTGCGGTCGGCGATGGCCAGCCCGCCCATCATGTTGAACACGATCGAGTCGTCGTAGGAGCGCAGCGCTACCTGGGGGATCTTGTCGCGCATCAGGTAATACGTCCCATGCGGGGTGATCGGCCCTGCCGGGTAGCGGATCGTCGGCCCTATCGTCACGGTCCCAGCCCCTTGCTCGCGCCCGCACCTTCGTACGTCAGCCGGTCGAGCCTGCCCTTGAGAGCACGACCGTCACTGTCCTCGGTCTGCTTGGAGACGTTGTAGTTGATGTTGACCGGCCCCGGCGCGTATTGCGTCCCAGTGTGCTGGGTGCGATTCGGGTCCATACCCGCGGCCGCGATCTGCTCGGGCGTCTGCTGCTGGGGCAGTAGCATGTTCCCCGGCTTCTGGCCGATCGCACCGAGCATGCCACCCGAGATGTTGGCGATGGCCGGAGCGGCACCAGCGATGCCACCCAGCCACCGAGTGAGCCAGTTGTTGTTGGCCAGGTCCGACGCACCTGCGGGCAGGAACGTCTCCATCAGCCCCTGGACGCCGATGGCTGCGGCCTGACCGGCAAACTCGATGGCTCGCTGCATCTCCTTGATGCCGATCTGGATGGCCGCGTTGGCGACAGCTGCGCCGACCGACCCACCGCCACCGCCGCCTGCGGCATCCCCAGCCATGCCCGCCGCCGAGATGGCTGACCCGACAGCACCTTCCAGCATCCCGACCAGGCCGCCGCCGATCGACAACCCCGGCCCGTAACCCTCGGGCGGCGCATTGCCACCGATCTGTGTCGGCCCCGGCGATGTCGGTGCCTGTGTCCCGGTGATCTGGGTGCGCCCCGGATAACCCGGGATCGCCACTGGCGAGGGAACGCCGCCGGGGAGGGCAGGCCCCTGTCCCTTGTTGGGACCAGGCGGCGGCGGCGACGGCGGACTGGGCGGCTGACCGGGAGGTCCGAGCGGGAACGGAACCTCGCCGCCCAGGTCATAGTGCAGGGCCTTGCGGAAGTTGTAGACGCCGCGCTGCCCACCCATCGCCTTGACGTCGCCACGGGTGAGAACATGCTCGCCGCCGTGGGCGACGATCGGCACCGCACCGCCACTGTTGAACTGCGGCCAGCCCGCCAGGATGCTGCTGATGTAGTCGCCTCGGGCGGGCTGCTGGTTGCCCTGCCAGTCGACGACACCGTTCTGGCCTACAACGGTCGCCATCCATGCCGCCTGTTCTGCCGGTGACGCCCCGTAGGGGAACGGCCCGGCCACCCCCTGGCGAGACAGGAGCTGATTGGCCAAAGCCTGAACGTGACCACCCAGGGTAGGACCGGCCTGCGCATCGGTGAACCCCAGCGTGGGAATGCCCCCCGGGTTGTTTCCCTCGGCCTGGGCGAAAGCCTGCAGCAGCGGATACATCGCCGGGTCGATGCCGGCCTGCATCAGCGCCGCCATCAGATTCTGATTTCCACCACCGCCCTGGTTTGCGAAGAAGCTGGCACCTCCTCCGCCGCCATACAGCGATGGCCCCGCGCGGAACTGGGCGTGAATATGGTTCTGGTGCCCGCCGACGATCGACTGGTTGCCGTTGAAGTCCTGCCAGCTATCCCGCCAGATCGTAGATTCCAGCCCGAGCCAGTCGGCATTGGCGCGCAACCACTGGTTGATCTGGTCGCCCATCGCCTGGTTCTTCTCGTTGACCTCACCGATCATGATGTCGAGGGCGCGGCCCATCGTATGCATCTGCGGAGTACCGGGCGGGCGGTCGTTACTCCCACCGATCGAAGGGATACCGGGGAACAGCTGGGTGAGGAACGCGGCCGCACCGCGCGCGTTGGGCACCGAAGGATTGGTCCCGGTGTCAACGAGTTTCGACGGCCCGTTGGCGTTCAGGGCGCTGGTCCAGCCGGACATGTTCCCGGTCCGCTGCCCATTCGGCCCGAATGTGGCTCCATTGGGGGTCATGTAGTACCGAGGCCCGCCCGGTCCCGGCGACGGACCGTACACGCCGGGAATCATCCCGCCGGGGATCATCGGCCCGAACTGCTGCGGACCGTAGTTGCCATTACCCTGCGTGCTGGTGTCGTACGGACCGCCCTTGTACCAGCCGAGACTGGACGCAACCATGCCCATCAGGCCGGAGCCGGAACCCTCGCCGCCCGGGAAACCCAATGCGGCCTGGGTGCCACGCAGCGCTCCATACACCGGGGCTGCGGCCAGGGTTGCGATGAACCGCACCAGGTTGTCGGCCAGGCCAGGGAGGCCCTTGCTGATGCCGAGATCGTTGTCCAGCGATGCGCTGATGTCACCGAGGATGTCGCCGGTCTGCTTGGTCTGGTCCTCGAGTTCCTGGAAGGTGCCCTGCTCGGCCTTCCTCAGAGCGATCAGGGATTCATACCAGGAATGCTCGGCACGAATAACTGCACGCTGCGCATCATTGATCTCGTCAGCGGTGGCCCCCAACTCCCGCAACCTCAAGACGTTCTTGCGGGCGTCCTCGACGGACTGAGCGGCATCTTCCAGCCGCCACTGCGCCTGGGTGACCTCCCACGGGTCTACCTCCCAGTAGCCCGGCTTCTGCCCTCCGTGCGGTGTGCCTGAGCCAGGCGGCAGGTAACTCCCCGGCGCGCCGGTAGCGCCGGGAGTGCCCGGTGCGCCACTGCCGGGAATGCCGGGCATCATGCCGGGCATCTGCCACTCCGAACCGGGGAAGGCTCCGATCGGGATATTGCCGATCTCGTAGGTGCCGGGAGCGGACTGCCAATCCTCCGGTGCCAGGCCCGGCTTCTCCCGATCCTTGTGCGGCTGCAACCAGGGGAACGGGGTCTCCTCGTATCCGCCCGGTTCACGCATAGGCTTGCCACCCTTGCCGGGACTACCGGTTGGGAGGTGGGGGGCGTCGGGAACGGCATCCAGCACTGGAATATCCGGCAGGCCCGGTATCGAATTCCACATGTTGATGAACAGCTTCAGAGGGTTCACCAGATGTTCCACAATGCCGTTTCCGAGATCAATGACCGTGTTGAGCATCCGCTTCATCGCGGTCTCTGGATCATCAATCGCGCGGCCTATCTGTCGAACGACAGTCGCGAAGAATTCGCCGAACCGCCGCACAACACGAAAGAACATTTCGAAGGCACCGATGAGGTCCATCATCGTTTCTTCGAAATCCTTGAGGTCCTGCTGGGACTTGATCGCGAACACGTCGTAGAGCATCTTGCCCACACGCCCGAGGATCCGGAACAGCGACTTGACCGCCTCGACGCCCATGTCCATCCACTTGCGCAAGTCGCCAGATTTCTTGGCTTCGCGGATGAAGTCGGCGAACTCCTTCGCAAGAACGGTGACCGATTCGGCAAGGCTGGGCAGGACATCCGATCCGGCCGACGTGATGTCGAGAATGGCCTGGGTAAATGACCGCGCTGCCGGACCCAGAGCAACGAAAGCATCGGCGATGTTCTGGAGAATGTTCTTGAAATTACCCGTGCCGGTCGGCGTCATAAGCTCATCGAACGCGCCGCGCAGCATCGAGTTGAACGCCCCGCCGATGCCGACAAACATGGCCTCCAGGTGGGGCCCGAGTCTCGCATAGAACGTGTCGATCATCTGAGCGACGTCAGCGAACATGACGTTCTGGACGGCCTTCTGCAACTCCTTGATCGGCCCAAGGAGGTCGCGAATCGCCAACATGGCCTGCGCCGCGTTATCTCCCAGCAATCCCAGCTGATTGCTGAACTCGTTCCACTTTCCGACATCGAACTGGTTCCAGGGCTTCCCTTCAATGAAGGGCTTCCTCGGGTCATAGCTCGCCATCAGATCCGTCAAAGCACCCCAGGTATCACTGATACCCAGCAACCCCATCTGAAGGGTCGCCAACCCAGCGCCCGCAGCGGCGGCGGCAGCGGGAACCAGCCACAACGCCTGTGACGCCGTCGTGATGCTCTTGGCAAGTTCGCTGAAGATCGTGACCAACGGAATGACCAGCGTCGGAGTGACAATGCCCAAGGGGGTCAGCGCACCGAGGTTACGCGCGCCCCACCTGCCGGCAGCAGACACCATGTCACGAAGAACATCGTTCACCTGCCTCAGGCGGCCGACCTCGTTGGTGGCCTGAAACAGTTCACGCATCGCCCGGGTCGCAGTGCGGACGGCCGAACCCTCCCGGTCGAAGGCACGCCGGGTGTTCTCTATCTGGCGGATGATCTGCTCGCGGGTGGCCGTCCCACCGGAGATCATCCGGTTGAGGCGATCGAACTCGATGTTGGAGGAATGCATTGCGGCGCGGGCGCGATCGTAGGCTCCGGCCGCCTGCTTGTTGTTGCGAAGGTGGCGCTCTTCGTGGCGAGCCAGGTCCATAAGCTCCCGGCGGTACCGGGCAGCCTCATTGGTCAGGCCCTGCATCGAGCTGCGATTGTCCTCGATGACATTGGTGAGGTCGAGGCGCTTGTTGACCTCGTCCCGTAGGCCCGTGGCCGTGTCACGGATGGCTCGTCGCTCCGCCTCGCGGGAGATGTATGTCCTCTGCGCCTGAGCTTCTATCTGCTCGTAGGTAGCGGTGTTCTCCTGATACATCCGCTTGAGCTTTTCCTCGTCGGCGATCCGCTTCCTGGTGGCATCGCTCATCTTGTCGAGAGACTTGGCGGACAGGGCACCCTGCTTACCCAGAACGGCGAGCGCCGAATTGAGATCGTCCACCTCCCGGCGTTCCCTGTTGGTCTCTATCGAGAGCCGGTGGAAGTCCTCGCTGGTCCGCCTAATCAGATTGCTGACCTCGCGGGCCCGCTTGGCGTACGCAGCCTCCGCATCAGTGACGGCCCTGACATTGCGCTGGTGGGTGCGAGACGATTTGTCTAGCTGCTGCTCTGCGTAGACCCGATCCATCAACGCGTCGCGATACTCGTTCTCAGCCTTGGTAAGAGCCTTGGTCTTCTTGGTTCTGGATGCCTTGGTCCTCTCAGACCACTGGCTGATTCTCGCGATCTCTGCCTCGGCGGCGGCCTCTCTTTTCCTCGCGGCGGTGGCGGCATCGGCCTTGTTGATGAGGTCGTTGTACCCCGCCGCCTGGGTGTCGATCAGCCTGGTGATCTGAGCCGTGCGACCCCGGGCCCCCTCCGTCATCGTCTTGGTGACGTCGCGCTCAAGCGAATTGATGTAGCGCTTGAGTTCCTCCCCTTCGCGGATCAAATCCCGCTTCCGGAGGTGGGCGATGATGTCAATGTGGATGGCCATCAGACGGCCTCCTCGTCCTCGACCATCGACTCGACCTCGGGGCCCGCCAGCGACAGCGACGGACGGGAAGCGAACGAGTAGAAGTGATCACGCACCTCGGCCTGCGAATCGGCCTCGGTGACCATCTCCCTCAGGCGGGCCGGCGAGTAGTGGATCCTCGACCCGTACTCTTCACCCTTGACCTTCGGGACATAGGCGGCGCGCAGCACGGCCAGCTCGTTGGCCACCTGTGCCCAGATCGCCTCTTCTCCGCAATACTCCCCACCACGGATGGCGGTCTTCAGTGCCCCCCGCTCGGGCATGAACTCCAGCAACTCGAGGAGTTCGTACGACGACATGGTGCCATCATGCCATTCCGCGATGCGCCGACGGTGGTACTGAGAGAGGTCGCTAGCTATCTGACGTGGATATTGCCGCCAGATCCAGGCCGCCTCCAACACTTTTGGGATCGCCATCCTGACGCTCCTTCAGCTTCGCGGCCTGCTTGCCCCACACCCGCCACACATCGGCGGCGCTGCGACCGCCCTCGCGCAACCGCTTGTACTCGGACTCGCCGAGAGCGATCTGTGCTACCCGCACGGAGTGCGGAGGTTTCACCAGGACGCCGTCCTTGCGGAACGGCCGCTTCAGCGCACCCTGCTGAGTGGACGACGGCAGGACCACGCCGGTTTCATTGCCCTCGGAGTCGAGGAGGCGCTGCTCGGGGATGAAGATGTCTTCCTCGCGGTCGTACTCCTCGATCTCGACCAGGAGTTCCTCGTACTCGGCCATCTGCTCGTCATCGAGCATTCCGAGATCGGGGTGTGGCGGAATGGAGACGGTAGTGCCGTCGTCGAGTTCGATGTCGGTGTCGGAGAAGATCGAGTCGTAGGCCTCGGCCTGTTCGCGGGCCTGACGTGCGGCGTTCGCCGCGGTGTTGGGGAGATTACGGGGGAGATTCTTGGGCATAGCCGTGGTCTACCACATAAACCTCGTGGTATCAAAACATGCATTTTGCAGACTCAACAATGATGCTCTATTGTGTCGATCATGGCTGGAGTCAAATCAGAATTAGGGCCATCTGGTCGCGCCATTGCTGCGACCATCCGCCACCACCGTGAGCGACTCGGCTGGGGATACGCCCAGCTGTCCCGACAACTGACCAAGGTCGGCTGCGACATCCCCCCACTGGGCCTCGGACGCATCGAAGCCGGGGAGCGGCGCGTGGACGTCGATGCCCTGACCGCGCTGGCCGTCGTCTTCGAGGTCTCGCCGATCACGCTGCTCATGCCGCGCGACGGCACCACAGAAGACACGTACGTCCAGCTGACCGGCACCGGAGACATCCCCGCCCAGCGTGTCTGGTCCTGGCTGAACGGCTCCTACCCGCTGAGTGGGTCGGTGCTGGCGTTTTACAACGAGGCGCTGCCCCGCTGGGAGCGCGACGCGATGGAGGAGACGCTCGGTGCCCACCGGCGATGAAGGTGTACGGAATCCGTACACCCAAGGAGGACCATGCTCACGGCAATTCTGATCATCCTGTCGATCGACCTGTTCTTCCGGCTGCTGCAGTTCGGCGCGAACGCCAACACCACAGCCACGCTCAGAGCGATCGAGATGAACACCCGCGGCTACGGCAGGTGACTAGCTGGCACCCTTAATGCTGGTCCACGACTCGCCGTCAACCCACTCGCAGTAGTACAGCGGGATGAGCTCGTTGCTCGTCGGGTCGTTGGGGTCCTTGCCGACGAAGTACGGGTCGGGCAGCACCGTGTAGCCGAGCGAGCCGGCATCCGGATCGGTCTTGGACCGGCGGAACGAACCGATGTCGGTCAGCTTGCACAGCGAGTAGCCCTCGGCGGTGTACATGAACTGTCCCCGCTTGCGCCGGGCGAACATCAGGATGATCTGGTACTCGGGGGCCTCGTTGTCGATCGGCTTGCCGATGTTGAAGTCCTCGGTACCCGGGTCCTCCACGATCGACACGCCGTTGGAGTCGGCGAGCGCCAGGTTCATCCGCAGGCGCTTCATGAGCGGCTTGACCGTCTCTACGCCGGTGAAGTTGATCGTCAGACCCTCACCGGTCAGGTCCGAATCGAACGGGAAGTTCGACTGCAGGATCATCTGGTTGTCGTTCGTGATATCGGGTGCCCGCTCCGGACCGCCGTCCTCGGTGAGCGCGCCGATCAGCTCGAAGCCCTCGTTCGCCTCGGGGTTGGTGATCCAGTCGCCGTCGACGAGGATGTGGGCGAACAGGTCGTCGCGCGGCGTGCCGTCCTCGGCGAACGGCGACCAGTTCCGCGTCGGGGGATTGCCCGCAGCCCACGGGCTGATGTTGGTCTCGGCTCCACGGTTGTCGCGGATCAGGATCGCCGCCAGACCGCCGCGGGTGTTGAACCGAGAATCGACATCCTCGAATCCGCCTGCGCGCCACGAAGTGCCTGTTGCTGGAATGGTCATAGTCGACGCCCTTTCCTCACGGTGATTCTATGCTATTTCGTCGTAAGTCTGCCCGAACTGGTAGCGCGCAACATAGCGGATGATCTGGTCGTTTCCGTACGACTCGCGACGCGGTGATTCGAACACGTTCATGTAATCGACCGTGCCATCCGATTCCAGATAGCGCCCCAGCAACAACATTCGCCGGTGAGTCTTATCCTTCTCATCGCGTGCTGCATCTTCGCCAAGACTCTTGTCGCACAAGGTGTCCACCTGCACCACCTGATCGGCGCTGGATTCCTCCAGGTTTTCGTTCCCGGCAACCTGCTGAACGAGCGTGAACGGCAACGGATCGCCCGCCTTGCGGGTGTTGGCGCTGCGCCGCAGCGGCAGCAGCCAAGCCACCACCAGGGTCTCCAGATCCCCCGGCCCGACGTCGAGCAGTTCAGCGGTCATCAGTCAGGCGTTCCCCCGAAGCGCAGGGCGGTACGGGCGGCGAAGGCAAAAGCTTCAGTCGGGGTCTTGGCCGATCGGTGACGCCTGCCGTCCAGGCCCCACCACATGCCGACACCCAGTACGTCAGGACCGGTTCCGTATTCCAGGTGCGCAGCGACAGGATCGTTAGTACCGACCCAGTGCCGGTAGTAAGGAATCCTCCCGATGTTGGCCCCCCGCTTACTGCGGCGCTTGATCGACTTTCGATAGGTGCCCGTCGCATAGGGGTGATCAGGATCTCCCGGTTTCGGCGCAATGGACTTCCAGTATTCCTTGACCCGCTCGGCGAACACTTTGGTCGCGTACCGTGCCTCGGAGTCATGGGCCGCCTCGACCAGAATCTCATTCATCACCTGCGTCCGTGTCACCGGCATCAGGGCTCACCTCCTCCACGGGCTCTGGCTCTGGCTCTGGCTCTGGCTCGGGCTTCTTGCGGCGGCTGCGGGACTTCGACTCCTCGACGGGAACCTTGATGACGGGCTCCTCGATGGACTCGGACGGCACTGACTCGGACAGCACGACAGACTCGATGTAGTCGGTGTACACAGCCCGATCGAGTGGCACCACATATCCCGTCTCCAGGTAGTCGACCGCCTCGTCGTCATCGAGCGTCACCACCTGGCCGGGCCTCTTGAACTTCAGCCCCGATCCCACCGAGACATAGCACCCTGTCGTCACTTCGTACTGGGGCACGACGCCCTCCTATCCGATGTGCTTCTTCGAGATGATCGTAGTCTTGAACAGGCTGCTGAAGTCCTTGTGCGAACGTGCGCCGCCGATGATCTCGTACTCCTCACCGTCCACCCGAAGGGCATCCCGCGGCTGGGCGGCCAGCACCGCGTCCCGCAGGTCGCTGCTGTACTCCCCGATGGGGATGGTGGTCCGCCACATCTCGGTGGCGATGTCGAACTCCAGCTCGGCCGTCTCGGCGAACGTCAGCGGCCGGTGATGACACCCGGGCAGATCGGTCGTCGTCTCCACCTGCGGATAAGTGCCCAGCTCGCCCGGCACCGGACCATCGGTGCGGCGAACCAGGGTGACGACATCAGGACCGAACGTCACGACTACCTCGGAACCACCCAGAAGTGTTCCAGCAGGGACTGGGCAGTCAGCATGTCACAGCCGGTGGCTGAGACGATGTCGTTGATCGTCGCCTCGCGGAACGCCGAGAGGTCGGGCTTGATCTGAACGGTGACAGGCATGGCATCTCCTACAGTGGCCATCACAGAAACTCCAGCCGGGGCAGCCGGTAGTCGTCGAGGATGTTCTTCACCGAGAACAGCGCCGACTCGGCCATCGCCGCGTAGGGGTTGCCCCAGGTGTAGGTCACATCATCGACCCGCTTGGACACCAGGTCGGCATCGCCGCGGCCGGACAGGGCCAGCGACCCCATCTGGTCGACCATCGACAGAATCGCCTGTCGCCAGTCGGCGGCCTCCTCCTCGGTGTAGCCGTGGTCCATCACCACCACGACCGCCTGGTAGTCCTCCGACCACCACAGCTTGGACCGCTTGCGGATCGCCGCCGGCCTCTCCAGGATTCCCGGCGGCCCACCCGCCGACCAGGTGAGATCACCCAGGGTGAGCAGGGTTCCATCCTCGGTGACACTGGTCAGCGTGATGAGCTTGCGCGTCGGGAGCAGCAAGATGCGGCTGCCCGGTCCGTCGATGGTCACCTCGTCGTCGTAACGCACCGGAGAGACATGCCAGCCACACTCCCGGCGGGCGATCACCAGAGCGGCGTCGAGCAGGCGCGCGACCTCCGGGTCATTGGCGAGCAGCCGTCCTGCGGTGAACTGCTCGACATCGGAGGTGGTCAGTTCACCCATTCAGATCACGGCGTCTGGAGTGCCCGACCGACGTAATCCTTGTCACCGGCGATCGTGTTGCGGCTCAGGTAGTCCTTCGCCGGATCGGTGGTGCCCGGATTGTCGTTGATCAGAGCGCGACCGAGATAGTCGTGCGTTTCCGTGGTGGTAGCCATTTACGCCTCCTTGTCGAGCGCAGACTTGAACACCGGCTCCTCGGGCTTCGGCTTCGGCTCGGGCTCCACCTTCGGAGCCTCCACCTTCGGAGCCTCTGCCTTCGGAGCCTCTGCCTTCGGGGCAGCCTTCGACGCAGCCTTCTTCGGCTTCTTGGCATCTGCTTGCAGCTGGGCCAACCGTGCGTGGTTGATCGACCCAGCTGCAACCAGGTTGCCGTTCTTATCCTTGCGGACAAACATCAGGACTGCACCAGCGGGACGATGGCGTCGTCGTTGACCGTCAGCGTCGAGAAGTACCCGGCGTAGGCGACCTGGAGGCCAAACACCGAAGGCTCGACCACCTGGAGCGTCCCGACCCGCTGCTCGAACAACTCGAGCGCCGCCGTCGAGAACACGTATGCCTCACCGGCACCCAGCCCCGCCGACATCACGCAGGGCACCGCACCGATCGTGCCCATCTGCCCCTGTGCGAACTGCCCCGCCATGAACCCAGGCGACTGCGCGTCGCGCGGGCTGATCGGCGGGAACAGCGGACCGAACACCTGGAGCACGTCGGGAGCCACGGCGAGCAGTACCCGCCCCGCACCCTTGGTCACCGAGTAGCAGGTGGCCACCGCATCCCACACGGCCGCAGACACCAGGTCGTCGGTCGGCACCGCACCGTAGGACACCGCGGCGGTGGTAGTGGCAGCCAACGCATCGCCGACCGCACCCTCCGTCTCGATGGCGTACTGCTGGCCGAGTCCGTTGACCACCAGGTCCAGGGCCGACGGGTTGGAGAAGTCGATCGCCTGCCGCGAGACGTTGACGTAGCCGCCGTAGGTCTTCGCGGTGACGGTCTTGCGCTCGATCACCATCTTCTGGCTGTCGAGTTCCGACTTCTCGTAGGTCGCCGAACCATCGGTTCCCTGCAGGCCCACCGTCGGATGCTGGCTGACGTAGGGCCGGTAGAACGTCGCGTTGGTCAAGGGCATCGTGCCCATCGTCGACACCAGCGGACGGGCCGCGTCGATGAAGTCGATGACCGGACCCACGATCGGATCGGGGATCACGCCCAGCGAGTCGCCGGTCTTCTGGTGCTCGGCGGCACGCATGTAGATGTCGAGACGTTCGGTGGCCTCCCGGCTGCCCTGCGAGGACTGCCACATGTCCAGCATGTAGGCACCTGCCGAGCGGTACTCGACATCGGCCATCTGCGGACGGCCCTTCATCGTGCTGATCGCCTGGTCGACCTCCTTGGCGCGGTTGCGCGTCTCGAAGGCGATGCGGTTGACGTCCTCGACCTGTTCCAGCTGAGACTTGATCTTCTCCATGCGGCTGCGGGTCTCCGCCACCATCTCGGACTCTTCGTCGTTGATGTCGCGGGTGCCGGCATTGGCGCGTTCGAAGATCCCCCGGATGAGGGTCTCCTTCTCACGAAGCTCGGTTTCGAGGCGACGGATCATTTCGTCGCCGGACGATGCGTTGCCCATAATGGCCCTCCAGTTTGAGAGTTGACGAAATCGAGCCCTCTCGGCCAGCGACCCGCGCCTCTTCAGGCGGAGTGAGAAGCCCTCTCGGCCAGCGACCCAACCCCTACGGGCGAGTTGAGTACGAGGGTAACAGAGTCACTTGCTGCTATCGGAGATCTCTATCCCGAACTTCTTCGCTGCAGACTTGATGCGCGCCTTGATCGACGCCACCTGTTCAGAGCTGTACTTGGAGGAATTGTCGCCCTGGTTGATGTAGGACCACGCCGCCCTGACGTGCTCCTCGGTGTCGATCGGATACCGCTTCTTGTTGTCGTCCTGGTAGCCAGGATCGGCGTAGGCGACATCGCCGTACGGCTTCGACGAGTCCTCGGCGCGCTCATCGAGCGTGGCAGCCCGCTCGAACATCCACGACAGAATGGGGTCATCGGCGAACTGATCCATCCGTGGGGTGTGAATCGTCGGCTCGGGTGGCTCATCCCCGTTGTCGCTGTCACGCACAGAAAGCACCTCCGCGCCCTGATACGCCGGATCGGGAACGAGGGCCAGGTGGTCCAGGAACGCCCGCCGGATACGGCGCATGCGGGTGCCGCTGCGCTTGTCGAGCAGTTGGTCGGAGGGCCGCACCGCCATGCCCACCGATCCGCCCAGAATGCCGTCCCTGGCCAGCTGCAACGTCTCGTTGCCCAGGTCGGTTTCCGAGATGTAGGCGTCCACGATCAGACCGTCATTGCGCTCGGGATAGTAGTTGACGATCTTGCCCACCAGGCGGCGCTTGTCGTGGTCTCGGTTGACCCGGTAGGTATGAGTGCTCGTCTCGATACCGTCGAACGCCCCCCGCTGAACGACCTCTTCCCAGACCTCCCCACGGAACGGGACGGGCGTCGACTGCTCGTAGGGAACAGCGATGACCGTCACGATCCGCTCGAGGGCGTCGATCTTGTCGATAGCAGCCGACCGAATCTCGATCGGCGCTTTCCGCTGATCTGTCAGCGTATTGGCATAAGTGACGTCGTCAGCCATCTTTTCTCCTTACGAGAACTGTTGACAGATTACCGCAGCAAGGACTTATACCATGCGTATCATCCGGTCACTCCAGTCATCGCGGCTACCAATGCGCCATGCTTTTCGGGGCAGCCGCCGGTACCGGGTGACCAGACTCGGCTCGTCGGCGTGGTCGACCAGCGACGGCACACTGTAGGCCACCCGGTGGCCGTGGCTGCGAGCCCACTGCGACAGCACCCGGTCGATCTGTTGGGTGCGCCGCAGCGGAAAGCGTGTGGTCATCGACGGAAGCAGATCACCGCGCACGGCGAGAGCCACCGCGTGCAGAATGCGGCCGTGGGCCACGACCCAGTGCGACCCGGTGGTGTCGGCGCTGTGCAGGAGCGCCTCCATCCGGCGATCCTCGATGTAGCCGCGCCCCAGATAGAGCGACACGATCGACGCCGGTGCGACTGCCAGGGCAGCGGTCAGCTGATCACGGAAGCGGTCGACCGGAAGGGCATCCTCCTCCAGGACGACGTTCCAGTCGGCGGGATGGTCGGCGTGCCATTTCCACACTGCGGAGTGGTTCCCGGTGCAGCCCAGCGATCCGGAGTCGACACTGAGGTAGTCGGCCTCGACCTGGCGGGCAAGCCTGGTGCCCATCTCGCCGCGACGGGCGTCGGCGACCACCCCGATGGAGATCATGCGCGTGCCGTCAACGCCCTGATCTGATCCGGCGTCTTCGCCCGCTGATACAGGCGGTATCGCAGCCGGTTACGGGCGGTGGCAGCACGGTCCGGTCCGGACAGGTGCGTGCCCTTCCCGCCGGACAGGTGGTACAGGTGGTACGCCGATCCCTCGACCCACCGAATGGGTCCAGCACACACCTCGAAGGCGATCTTCATCGCATCGTCATCGAACCAGGCACCCTCGAACGTCTCGTCGTACCCGCCGACCAGCTCGTACGTCTCGCGCGACATGACGTTGACGGCACCGATACTGCCGCGATGCCCCTTCACCGGGGATGCCTTGCAGTCGACAGGATCGGTCATGTGTACCCGCACCCACCGCGAGTCCTCCTCGGACAGCGCCATGAACCAGCTGAACGGGATCACCATGCCGGGGTCGACGGCCAGCCTGACGGCGCGGTCGACCTGCCCCCGGTCGATGATCATGTCGGACTCGGCGAAGATCAGCGTGTCGGCATCGGTCTGGGCGACCCCACGGTTGTAGGCGGCACTGCGATTGAACTGGGCATCGCCGGTGCGGCCGTCGTCGATGACGATCGGTTCGCATCCGTAGGAGAGCCACTGGTCGACCACCCGCGTCAGGTTGGCCCGCCTCAACGGGTCGAGCCCGCGGTCCCTGAAGGGGATCACCACCGCGGTGGTCACGGCAGCGCCCTGTCCGGCTGCCGGACACCCGCCAGATACTTATCCCCGATCACCGCATACTCGGCACGCAACGCCGTCTCCTGTTCGGGCGTCAGGTCCTGCGGCCCGAACCCGAGATGGGCGACGGTGAACCCCTGGACGATGGCACGGGGATACATGTTGGCCGCACCCTCGTCACCGACCCGGTGACGCGGCGTCCACTCCCGACCGGCGATCAACTTCGGAGACCGGCGGCCGACCCAGTCGGAGATCCGGCACAGCAGCGAATGGTGCAGGCCGATGAAGTTGATCGACAACCAGTCCTCGGTGTCGACCAGGCGCACCGGCTGACCGATCATCTCCTGCCAGTGATCGAACATGTACCCGTGCGCCATGTGCGCGTACTCGTTGCTCATGTGCACGTCGAGCAGTGGGATGTCCAGCGCGGAGAAGCCCTCCCAGAGTCCCGGCGTAAGCGGGGTGCAGGCCCCGTTGTTCACGACGTCGGCACTGACCACCGTTTCGGGGTTGTTCTCGACGGCGTCCAGGAAATCACCGAACCGCTCGGTCTCCAGGAACACCACGTCATCATCGACCTTGACGAACAGGCAATCCCTGAACCGCGGGTTCGTGTAGTGCCGCCACACCCGCGGCAGCCGCTGGAAGGCACGCGGACCGGCATGTGTGTGATACACGAAGACGTCCGACATCTTGATCGTCTTCAGGTAACTGCTGTCGTGGTTGTTGCGCGTCAGGTTCCAGACGTGGAACTGCACCTGCGGGTACTGCCGCAGGATGCGCTCGATCATCGGCAGGTTGAGTTCCATGTTGCCGCGTCGGCCGGCGAACATGAACATGACGACCGGGCGCTCATTCGAAGCCATAGCGGTCTGCGACCTTTCTGATCTGCTCGGCCACCTCTAGGTCGTGGCGCTCCAGGCTCTCCCAGGTCAACCTGGGCTCACGCTGCTCGTAGTGGACGGTGACCGGCGTGTTGGCGAAAGCGGCCTCGACGGCATCATCAGCGACCGGCATACCGATCAGGTTGCCGATCTGGTGGATGAGCATGGAGTCGATCTGATCGAGACGCCACCAGCCGCCGGTGGTGTACAACTCGGCGGTCTCCGCGCACGCCAGCCAGAACCGCATGGCGAAGCCGGGAATGTCCGCCGGGTCGGCATCGGGGATCAGTCTGCGAAAGATGCTCAGGTGCGGGTCCTGAACGGGCGCACGGATATAGGACAGAATCACGTCGAGGGGATGCCGGATCTGGTGGAAGACGATGCCCTCGTAGCCGTCGAGGCCCTGGGCCAGGGCACAACAGGACGAGTCGCCGACGATCTTCTCGTCACTCCACGGCCCGACTTCGCGATGACGGCCACTCGGACTCCACCAGGACTCTCCACCGCAGGGAATGCCGGACCTGGTGAGCAGCTGGGAGATGTAGGTGGACCCGGAGCGGCCGGTGCCGACGATGACGAACTTCGGTTCGGGCATCATCCGATCCTGATCGCCCACTGCTGGTCGCCGTGCCCGACGACCGTCCAGCCGATCTTGGTGTCCTCGGCGAACTCCCGCCAGGCCCGCTGCTCATGGTCGGTGTCGCCGATGTAACCGTGGTACTCATCGAACACGCAGTAGGTTCCCGGCTGCAGGAAGGGGCCGATGTACTTCAGCGCCGTTCGCGTCGAGGAGTAGAGATCGGCGTCGAAGTGGACCAGCCCGATATGCCCGAGTGCCGCGAAGTCGTACCCGGGCAGCGTGTCATCGAACCAACCCTTGGTGACCGTCGTGTTGGGGATCTGTGGAATGTCCCACGCCAGTGAGCCTTTCGGGTATCCACTCCGCCACTCCTCGGGCAGCCCCTCACCGGAGTCGAACCCGAACACCGGCATCCGCTCGGCGATCACCCGCGTCGACTTTCCTTCTCCCACGCCGAATTCCACAGCCACCCCAGAGGGGGCCAGGTCGAGCACGTGCCTCAACACATGCCACGGCTCCAATGGTCCGATCTCCGGCCCGAGGCTGTAGTCCTGCATTCCGTGTCCTTCCCGATAGGCGACGAACCGCGGCCGGGGTTTCTGCCATTGAATCCCGGTCGCGGCGAGCATCCGCTTGCGCTCCTGGTAGTTGACGGTCGACCTGGTGGTGATGGCATTCCACAGCGCACCCGACCCGCGAACATCGGCGTAGGGCCACCTGGTCAGGCCGGCGTCGTGGATGCGCATCTGCCATTCGACGTGCTCACCGCCCCACGCCCCGTAGGCCGGGTCCATCCCGCCGACCGCGTCGATGACCCTGCGCTCGGCGTAGAGCATGTAGCCCCTGGGGAACCCGACGGCGAAGTGCAGGTCATCACCAGACCCCGACTTCTCGGGCCGCTGGAACGACAGGTGTGGCTCCGGCGAATCGACGTAGGGACGCCACCATCGGTCCGACACCGGAAACACATCGTCGTCAACCAGGAACAGGTGATCGCAGCCTGCATCCATCAGGGCGGCGATGCCCAGGTTCTTGGTCGCGGCCACGCCCTTGCGGTACGGATTGAAGATCAGCCTGACCACACAGCCGTGCGGAAGCAACATCGTCTCCCCGCGCAGCGGGACGTCGGAAGCATCATCGACCACGACCAGTACGGAGTTCGGCGGCAACCATCTACGCCACTGCCGCACGGTGCGCTCGAACAGCGCCCGTCGATTGCGGGTGCTGATCGCAACCCCCAGCATCAATCTTCGCCGCCGGTCAGGCGGATCGCCGCCGATTCGCCGTACAGCCGTTCCATCGCCCGGGCCTCGTCAACGGTGAGAATCCCCGCCTCGATGAGCACCTTGAACGCCTGGGCGCGGTCCTTGAGGCCCGGTCGGGTGTAGTCGTCGCGGTTCAGTTCCAGCGTCTGCGTCGACGGAAGCGACCAGCCGTCCAGCGACGACATCACCGCATTGGCCTTCGGGCGCAGACTCGAGCGATCGTGGAACCCGAACAGCTGCTCGATGTTGGAGTAGGTCAGCGAACCGGTGGCACCGGGAAGTCCGACCAGGAACGGCGGCACACCACAGAGAATGGCGATGCGCGCCTCGTTGAACTGGGTCAGCTCCATCAGGGTCAGGTCCTGGGCACTCATCGACTTCGCCTGGTTGAGGGTGGCACCACCGGCTACCAGTGCGGGATGCCCGGCGTACTTGGTGCGCGACTCGATCCAACGGTCCAGCAGGTCGACACCCTCGGACTGGGTGATCTTGCGGTCCAGGCCCATCCAGTACAGCGGTATTCCGCCGGTCTCGGCGAGGTTCTGGGTGTAACGCTGCAACAGCCCGACGGTGACCTGACGGGCACCGGCCTGCTCCAGCGGACCGTGACCGCGGGCGTCGGTGGTGGTGGACGAGTAGCGGATGTGCAGGATCTCACCGGTGACGTCGGTCGATCCGAGCTTGTACTCGCGCGTCCCCCCGCGCATCTCCACGCTGATCAACCACGGCGGAACGACCCTGAACCGGATCGGATACCCGTCGGAATTGGTCGCCATCGGCAGGATGAACGCCTCGCCGAGCATGTAGTCCCAGAACAGCTGTTTGGCGAACTCCTGCCAGCAGGTGTAGATGTCGGGATCGGGATTCTTCATCCAACTGGTCGGCTCGATGATCCGGCCGTTCTTCATCCGGTAGATCGGCATGCTGCTCAGCACCGAGGAGTTGAGGTCGATGCACGCCCAGGCGACGTCGATGAGCTTGTTGATCCCGGCCTGCTGACCCCAGTTCGGGGTCGACCACGACTCGGGATAGCCGGACCAGGCACTGGGCTGAATCCACGGCAGCTGGCGCGTCTCCAGGTTGGTCAGCGCACTGACGTCGACCATGTCGGGATCGCCGAAGTTGATGTCGGGAGGCCCGACAGTGCCCGGCGGCGGAGCCGGATCGTTCGCGTTGGCCACAACACCGGCCGTGTTCGGAGTGGTCCCCAGGAGCCACGTCAGGAAGCTCATGTCAGGATTCTACGACCCCGGGTGTACGGAATCCGTACACCTCACAACACCACCGGCATCGGCGTGGCCATCATTCCCCAGCGAAAGAGCGCGCAGGCGCAGGCCACCGCAGGGGAGAGATCCACGCTGTAGTTCTTACGGTCGAAGATCTCGGACTCACCGGAGGTGACGAACCGCGTACGGGTCATCATCATCGCGGTGTTCAACTCGGCCTGGTCGACGTGACTGATCGCCTCCTCCTTGATCGCCTCCTGCAGCCGGGAGTACGCCGCCGCGACGTCGGACTGGGTGAGTCGCACATACTCGATACCGGCGTCGACCAGAGCGGGCTCGATCGCGCGGGCCGCACCGCTGGTGATGGCCACCTCAACGATGTCACGGCGCTCCAGCAGCGCCTGCACCCTCGGCACCACAGAACCGGTGTCACCCATCGACTCGGCGAGCAACAGCACCCGGCCGTCATCGGTGTCACCGGCCACCCCGATGCAGCAGTGTCGCCGATCCGGACTCATGTCGACCACCAGCGCCGCACGTGCGGGCATCTCCGCACCGGTATCGGCCAGCTTCGCCCAGGCCGCGAGGTCGAACGCACTCGCGTCGGGACTGTCCCAGATGCCGAGCGCCTCGCGGCGGAACCCGTCATCGCTCAACCGGCGACGCAGCCGGCGGATCGAGATCACCGGGGTGCGGTGCGGGCACGACGGGTTGGCCTGCATCCACTGGTCGACGTCGTCGATGTCGGCGTCCTCGTCGGCACCACACTCAACCCAGGCAATGTCGGTGGCCTCGCCGGTCAGCGCCTCCTGGCGCATCACTGTGAACATCTCGGCGTTGTCGGTGGGCTTGGGCGGCGTCCCGACGTAGATGTGCAGCCCGAGCCGCGAGGTGTTCAGGGTGGCGAGCATGTCCTGCATCGCACGCTGCGACAGAATCTGGGCCTCGTCGGACATCAGCACATCGACGCCGGGAATGCCTCGGCCGAACCCGCGCTCCCGCGCGCCGAACAGGATGCGCGAACCGTTGGAGAACTCGACGGCCTCGTCGCCGGAGCCGAGATAGACCTTCTTGATGAACGGCTTGACCTTGGTCCGCTTGCAGTACGCCTGCACTGCCTGGAACGTCTCGGAGTTGGTCTTGACATGATGGCTGGTCCAGATGGCCAGCAGGCCGGGATGCTGGACGCACAACCCGAACAGCACCGCGGTCAGCGTGTGGGTCTTGCCGACCTGGCGGGCGATGCTCATACCGAATCCGCCGACCGTGTGGGCGATCACGCCGTCCTCGCGGTGGGCCAGCAGCAGCCCGGCGATACCGTCCTGCCAGCGATCCAGGAAGATGCCGAGCCGCTCGTTGCAGGTGTCACGAATGTCGGGCCAGTACGACCCGGTGATGTCCGAGGGAGCGACCAGCCGCCGGGTCACCTCGGAGAGCTTACGGTCCCGCCGCTCGTCATCAGAGATCGTCGGCAGGGTTCCACTTGGCGCTGGTGCGGCTACCGCCACCGGGACCACCACCTTCCTGCTTCTGGCGCTCCTCCGCCTCGCGGATCTCCTTGACCACATCCTGCAATCGCCGGGTCAGTGGCGACAAGTCCCGGGTCGGGCAGTCCTCCAGCGCCTCGGCCAGCCGATCGCGCACGGCGTAGAGCAGCTTCAGCTCGTCGTTGCTGGCCGCAGCCCCCGAGATGCTGGTCACCGGAAGAACTCCAGCGCCTGGGGTGTACGGGTTCCGTACACCTCTCGCGACTTCATCTCCTGACGCACCCGCTCCAGCGGACGGTGACCGCGCCGCATGTTGCAGTGGTGGCACGACCCGCGCAGATTGGCCCGCTCGAACTTCAGGTCGGGCCGGTTCCTGACGGGAATGATGTGATCGGCGGTATTGGAGACGATCGTGCAGCCGGGAAGACGCAGGCGGCACAGCGGCTCCTCCTTGACCACCTGGTCGCGTAACCGTCGCCAGCGGCGATGGCTGAGTTGACTGACCTGTCGGCGTTTCATCCTCGACCTCCGAGTAGATTGGTGACCTCTATCGACCACCAGGACGGCCCGGTGATCGCCTCGATGCTCACCGACTGATTGGTCAGCGCAGCATCGGCCATCACTATCATGATGGCCTTCAGCCACGGCTCCGGCTTGGCGTCGGGCCGGATGCGGTCCCTGAAGTAGTCGGGCGGGGTGGCCTGCCACTGCTCCAGCTCGCCGTCGAAGACCTTCTCGTTGTCGATGACAATGCGGACGTAGGACATCAGCGCGCCTTCCGGTGTGGGCATTCCACCGACCGCGCAGTCAGGCCGGTGATGAGCTGCTTGCCGTCGATGACGATGCGCGGACTGCTGGTGACGGTGAAAATCGCCAGTGGATCGGTGCGGGTGGTGTCGCACTGGCAGTGCACCGGGATGGTCCGCGCCGGGGCGTTGCGTTCGGCGATGCGCAGGGTGGCCAGCTCCTCGGAGTCCACGATCTCGCACTTCCCCTCGGACTCGATGAGTGCGACGATCGCCTCGCCGAGTAGCTCGGCGGTCTTGTTCGCCAGTTCGGCCATCTGGGGCGGCATACCCGACGTCTGGAACGCCGGGCCGAGCGAGATCGGCATCGCCGGGGTGTTCGTCGCAGGATCGCCGGGGTGGACGAGACCCGAGCGCAAACCGTTGGTGATGAGGTCGGCTATGCGCTTGTTGGGCATTTTCCGAAACTACGGCGCGTCACACACCATGTCAACGACAGTGTCTTACGCTTCGTCCTATGGCCACCCGGTTGCGCGCACCGTCTCCACGCTGGATGAGCGACGCTGAATGCGTGAACCACCAGGACCTGCCGTGGACAGCCGACTTCATGCCGATTCCGACGGAGATCGAGAAGATGTCGTCGGTGTGCAAGCAGTGCCCGGTCATCGTTCAGTGTGCGTCCTTCGCCCTGGCCGACTCCCCAACCGGCGGAGGTTTCTACGCTGGAGTATGGCTCCCCTGGCATGGCGTCGGCACCCGACGCGACATGCATCACGGACGCACCCTGCTGCGGAGGCTGACCCGGGCGAAGCTCTGACTTATGTCAGGTATGCCCGCGACACGCAGAACGTGTCACTGCTATTGACACTGTCGGTGACCAGGGGTTTGATAGTGGTATGGCCGTTGACCTGGACCAATTGCGCTGGGCTGTCGAGACGCTGCGCTGGACCAAGACCCGCAAGCAGGAACTCAAGGAGCTGGAGGAGAAGGCCCGCGACGCCATCGAGGAGGCGCTCGGCCACGACACCGAGGGCATCCTGGACGGCGACGTAGCCGTCACCTGGCGCTACCACAAGCGCACCGCACTGGATCAGCAGGCGCTCAAGACCACGTTCCCCGACATCTACGAGGTGTGCCGCCGCACCACCGAGGTACGGCGTTTTGAAGTGGAGGATCATGACGGAGAGTGACGACTACGACGAGGGTGACGATTACGAGGCCTGGGCCAGGCGGAGTGACCCCGAGACCTCGTGGGAAGCCGCCCGGTCGCAATCCTCCGAGAAGATCAGGATCAGCCAGCGAGACCTCCTGTCGGTCCTGCTGGAGCGGGGCCCGATCACCGATACCGGACTGGTGGAGGCCTACACCGAACTCGCGAGGCGCGGAGAGGTCATCGAACAGTCGCCGTCGGGGATCAGAACGCGCCGCCACGAACTCGTTGACCGGGGCCTGGTCGTCGACACCGGAGAGAAGCAGGTCCTGCCGACCGGACGCCGCGCCATCCTCTGGGACGTCTGGGACTGAACGGCATGGCGCTGTTTGAATGGGGGAACCACGAACAACCAGAAGGGTGGCGAGTGATATATTTCGCGACCCCATCATCTCTGGCAGCTAAACAGGCCATGTGCGACGGTCTGCTCGGATTCATCGACAGTCCGCGCCAGCGAAGCCTACGGCCGGACGGGGTCATGTGGTGCGCCGACAATAGTTGCTACACAGACAAATGGGACGAACACAGATGGTGGCGGTTCCTGGTCAAGCATGCTGGCGACGCTGATTCTTGCGTGTTCGCGGCCGCCCCCGACGTTGTCGGCGATCACCACGCCACACTGTCCCGGTCGCTGCCGTGGTTGCCGAAGATCCGCGACCTGGGCTATCCAGCCGCGTTCGTCGCCCAGGACGGGGCCACCCCAGATGAGATGCCGTGGACACAGTTCGATGTCCTCTTCGTCGGCGGAAGCACCGAGTTTAAGTTGGGGCCCGCAGCCCGCGCACTCATCAGAAGCGCGAAACGTCGCGGCATGTGGGTCCACGTCGGACGGGTCAACTCCTACAAGCGTTGCCGTGCAATGGAAGCGCTTGGTGTCGACAGTGTGGACGGCACCAAATTGACGTTCGAGCCTGACGTGGCCCTTCCCCTCGTCCTGTCGTGGGTGACACGGATGAGGGGCGAACCAGGGTTGGAGATGCAACTGTGAGCGCCGTCGTCCTGTTGTCGGGTGGTTTGGATTCCGCGGTCGCGCTGGCCATGACTGGTGGCGGAGTGGACTGCCTCACTGTCGACTACGGCCAAACCCATGTACGGGAGATCGAGTCGGCACACGCTGTGGCGAAACACTACGCCTGCACCCACACTGTTGTGCATCTTGATCCGGTCCTGTTCGGCGGGTCCGCGTTGACCGGGGACCAAGCCATCCCGACTGGTCATGCTGAAACACCGGACGCCACCTACGTCCCCGCCCGTAACACTGTGTTGCTGGCGTTGGCGGCTGCCCGCGCGGAAACAGTCGGGGCGAAGCGCATCGTCATCGGCGCTAACGCTGATGACGCCGCTGGTTATCCAGACTGCCGTCGCGCATACATCGAGCAGTTCCGCGACGTACTCACCCTCGGAACGATCGGACATGTATGGGTGGCAGCACCGATCATTCACCTCACCAAGACCGAGATACGGTCTCTCGCCATAGACCTCGACGTGCCCGTCGAATTGACATGGTCCTGCTACCGGGGCGGGGACACACCGTGCGGACAGTGCGGGGCATGCCAATGACCTACCTCGTCAACGACATCTTCTACACGTTGCAAGGCGAAGGATATTGGACGGGACGGCCTGCCGTGTTCGTCAGGTTTTCCCGCTGCAACCTATGGACCGGCCGCGAGGAGGACCGCGCAACGGCGATCTGCCGGTTCTGCGACACCGACTTCACCCACGCCAATCGGATGACCGCCGACCAGATCGCGGCCCAGGTCCGTGAGTTGTGGGACGGGGACGATGCGTTCGTGGTGTTGACCGGCGGCGAGCCGACCCTGCAAGTCGATGATGAACTGCTTACGGCGTTGCAGCCCGCGTACATCGCGATCGAAACGAACGGCACCCGCCCGGTCCCCGACAAGGTCGACTGGGTGTGCGTCAGCCCGAAAGCGGGCGCACCGCTGTACCAGGATCACGGTGACGAGTTGAAGGTGGTGTGGCCGCAACCCGGCCTGGACCTCGACGTGTTGCGACAGTTGCGGTTCGACCACTATTGGCTGTCGCCAATGGACGGCCCGGACAAGGACGCGCACACGGCGACAGTGTTCCTGCGCGTCCTGGCAGATCAGTGCTGGCGACTCAACATCCAAACCCACAAAGTGATAGGGGTGAAATGAACATCTCCTGCGAGTTCCACTACGACAGCGCGCATCTGCTGCCCAACGTGCCTGACGGTCACAAGTGTGGACGGCTCCACGGCCACACCTATCTACTCACCGTCACCGTTGCAGGCCCGGTCGACCCCGACACCGGTTGGGTGTGCGATTTCGCCGACATCAAACAGGTCGTGACCCCAATCATCGACCTGCTCGACCACTGCTACCTCAACGATGTTCCCGGCCTGGACAACCCCACCGTTGAAGTGCAGTTGCAGTGGCTGTGGGACAAGCTCGCCACCCTTCCCGTCGTTGAGCTACGGCTCCGCGAGGGACTCAACAACGAAGGACGTCTGGGACTGAACACACATGAATGACCGACTCAACAGGATCGAACTCCGCGATTCACTACGCGACGATCTGCTGACGATGATCCGCGCCCGCGATGCAGCCACTCCCCGGCACCTGCAGCGCGAACTCGGCCCCAGCGAGGTTGGTCATCCGTGCATGCGCAAAATGGCCTTCGGGATGCTGGAGGTCGAGGAATGCAATCCGCAGTTCGACCCGCTGCCGTCGATCATCGGCACCGCCACCCACGCATGGCTGGACTCGGCAGCCAGTCACGCCAACATGGTGCTGGGCCGCGAGCGCTGGCTGACCGAGACGCGAGTGCAGGTCACCCCCGGCCTGGCCGGATCGTGCGACCTGTACGACACCGACACCGCGACGGTCATCGACTGGAAGGTGGTCGGCACACCCCGGCTGGCGAAGTACCGCAAGGACCCCGGCCCCGCCTACCGGAACCAGGTGTTCCTGTATGGAAAGGGCTTCGAGAACGCCGGGTACGCGGTGAAGCGGGTGGCCATCGCCTTCGTCCCCCGTGGGGCCACCCTGCACTCATTCCACCTGTGGCGAGCCGACTACGATCCGCGCGTCGCCGACGACTGCCTGAAGCGGCGCGAGGCAGTCATCGCCCTGCTCAGCGACCTCGACGTGGAGAACCATCCGGAACGCCACACCTGGATTCCGGCCGAGCCCTACGACTGCCGGTTCTGCGAATGGCATGCAGACCGGCCGACCGGTCCGCTGCAATGCAGCGGCAACCCCTAGACATCCCCTGGCACACTCGGTGTCGGGGGAGCAGTGAAACAAGTGATCGCAAGGGAAACGAAAATGACAGAACGCATTTCGCTCGAAGATGCACACGCCTCCGGACTTCCGGTGGTGAAGCGGACGGCCATCGGCCAGACGTTCAAGGGCGCACTCGTCAAGGTGGAGAGCCGTGACCGGACCAAGATGGGAGTTGGCGGGGTCCGCGAAATCCTCTACAAGCCTGACGGCAAGGCCCGCCAGGAACTCGTCGTCACCTGCCTGACCCTGCCGGGGACGACCGCCCCTGCGGGCCTGGGTGACTATGAGGAGGTGCCGGAGCCTGGAGCCCTGGTTCGGCTCATCCTGAAGGGGAAGGCCTTCGGGGACTGGATCGACGCGAAGAAGACGCTGCCCGGCGAGACTCCGTCGGTGGGCGATGTGGTCACCACGATCACGAAGGTCGCCCAGGTGTACGACGCGAACGGCAACCCGTCCGGCGGGGAGATCTCCGACCAGAGCGCCGTCGTCGATGCCCGGCAGCGCGGTCGCAGCGTCGGCATTTATGGCCCGCTCACGCTAGCGGTGCCGGATGCGAAATCGGAGTGGACCGACAAGGCGATCGCCGCGTACAAGTCCATGCAGGAGCCCATCCCGGCCGAGGCCCCGCGCCCCGATCCATGGGGCCCCGCGCCCCAGCCGACAGGATCGGGACCGGCTAAGCCGGCGTCCATCTCAGACGCCGCCTGGGCGGCGATGGACGACTCGACCAAGAAGGCGGTGGCCAACACGATGTCGGAAATGGCGGGCGACACACCCCCGTTCTGATGTCCTGAACACGGGGCTGGGGCGTCAAAGCGGCCACACATCCCGCCAAGTCCGGGCCATGATGCCGGAGAACTCTCCCGGCGAGTCCGGTACTGCGCCCCAGCCCCAACCCCCGAGAGAGGTGCTCCATGACCGAGACTGAGAAGAAACGGCGTGAGGTCACCTTCGATACCGGCCTGCCACGCGGCACCTGCGCGACGTTCACCCATGAGGGCGAACGCTGGATCGCCTACCCCCAGAGCAAGATGCTGGCCATCCTGACGGTGAACGACCGGCTACTGGGCGTGCTCGGTGGAATCCACGCCGACCTGATCCGGTGGATGAACGCACACCCCGAGGACGCCGCACGGGTGGTCCGCATCCTGACGAGAGTCAACCGCATCCAGGAGCTGTACGACGAACTGGCCACCGAAAAGGTCCGAGCTGCCACGATGTAAACGGATCTGCGGCAGGTCTACCCTGAAATCCCACGGAAGAGAGCCGGAATGCACGACATCATCGAGGAGCAACTCCGACTACACGAATGGCGCTTCGTCGCCAGCCTGAGAACAGGAGCGCGGGAGTACACCTGCTCCTGCGGCTGGGGAACGGATGCGTCGGCGGTGGGCAGCCCCTACCGTCACGTCAGCAATGCGGTGGTGAACGCACTGCGGGACGCGGGCTGGACGATCATGTCGCTCGACCAGATGGAAAACGAGCTCGCCCTCGCACACCAAGCGGGCTTCTCCGAGGGCGCAGAGTTGTAGTGTCCCGATCTATGACGCCCGGTCCAGCTTTGCAGAAGTTCCTCGACGCGCTGACCGACAGCGGACGGATCACCAAGGACTGCGGAAGCTACTACCTCGCCCAGTGCCCGGCCCATGACGACACCAACCCGTCGTTGTCGATCACCACCAACCGCAGCGGCACCGGATTCGTGGTCAACTGCTTCGCCGGATGCGACTACCGCGAGGTTCTCGCGGCGATGACCATGACCGAGTCCGACCTCTACGACGACAAGGCGATCCGCGACAGTCTCGGACCGACCCAGACCTACATCTACGCCGGGGGACGGAAGAACTACCGGGTCCTGCGCAACGGAAGGAAGTCGTTCTGGCAGGAGAACTCCAAGGACGACTCGCTGTACGGGGTGGAGCGGCTCACCGCCGACGAGGTCGTGTACTTCTGCGAGGGCGAGAAGGCCGTCGAGTTCCTGCGTCCGCTGGGCTACCAGGCGGTGGCCACCGGCGGCGCGCAACGCACCTGCGACCTGACGCCGCTGACCGGGCGCGACGTGACGGTGATCGCCGACCGGGACGCCGCCGGGTACACCTGGGCGCTGAGAAACATGCAGGCGCTGATACCGATCGCGAAGTCGGTACGGGTGGTGCAGTCGAAATACCCGGGTGCCAAAGCCGACGTCGTCGAACACATCAGCGCCGGATATTCGATGGAGGAACTGGAGCCCTTCGCCGCTCCTGGAGACCCCGGCGTCCAAATTGCCAACGCGGATCGGGCTGACGCCGGGGCCGCTCCTGCCCAGAAAGTGGAGCCTCCTGATGATACCGGCCCGGTCGCCACCGGAGTGCTGGAAGCGCTGGAGGAGGACTTCTGGACGGCACGGCCGGAACTGGAACTGATCTACACCGCGGCGCTGTCCCAGATGGGCTCACCGTGGGCGGTGTTCGCCTGTTGCATCGCGCGGGTTCTGTCCCAGATACCTCCCTCCATCACCCTGCCCGCCATCATCGGCGGCAGGGGTTCGCTGAACTGGTTCGCCACACTGGCGGCCAAGTCCGGTGGCGGCAAGGGGGTCGCCATGTCCATCGCGTCAAGGCTGGTCCCCGGCGATGTCAACATCCACAGCATCGGCTCCGGCGAGGGGATGCTGGACTGCTACGACCGGGGTCCACGCAAGCCCGACGACGACCGGCCCGAGGTGATCTCGGTGCTGTTCTCCATTGACGAGGTGGACTCGCTGACGGCGCAGAAGAGCAGAACCGGACAGACCACCATGCCGATCCTGCGCCAGGGCTTCTCCGGCGAGTCGCTGGGATTCTCCTACCGGGGTCGGCAGAAGGAACGGGTCATGGCCCACACCTATCGCATGACGTTGCTTATGTCGGTGCAGCCGTCCAACGCCGGGGTGCTGCTGGAGGACTCCGGTGGCGGCACCCCGCAGCGGTTCATGTGGTTCCCGGCCCGTGATCTTCGGGTGGTCGCCGACGTTCCGGAGTGGCCGATGGACCAGCTGGGCGCTCGGCTCAACCTGCCGCTGCCCGCTGCGTGGGAGGTCGCCAATGCTCCGCGAGTCGTCCCTGTGCCCGACGAGGTGATCACCGAGATCAGGGAGGCCCGGGCGGCGTCGATGAGGGGCGACGACAACGCACTCGACGGCCACGCTCTGTTCTGTCGGGAGAAGCTGGCCTACGCGCTGGCCTACATCAACGGCCGGTTCGAGATCAGCCTGGAGGACTGGCGACTGTCGGCCATCGCCTCCCAGGTGTCGGACTGGACACGCGACAAGGTGGCCATGTGGTATCAGGTGGCGCGGGATACCGAGGCTCGCGAGCGGGGGCGGATCAAGGGGGTGGAGGGGATGGCCTCAGAGGTGGGTCGCGCCTCTGAGTATGAGCGGGTGCAGAAGGTGAAGAAGCGAATTCTGGAAGTGGTCGCTGCGTCACCCGACGGGATGACGCGGCGGGAGATCAGCCAGAGGTTCAACGGCAGGGGCGGGCTGCGCGATCTGGTCGACGACGCGTTGGTCTACCTGGAGGCCGCGGGGATGATCTTCAGGGTGGAAACCGACAGGTGGAAGGCAACCTAATGTTTGCTGGCAGGTGTGGACCCCTGTGGACCCGGTCCACACCTATCTCCGAAAATGTGCGTCTGTGGGTTAGGTTGCCCTTATTTTTAAGAAACAGTAAGAGCAGGTTAGAGTATGTATATATATAAACTAACTATATGTTCATTCCTCATGCGAGGCTCTCAGGGGCAGAGGGGGTGTGGACCGGGTCCACGGGTCCACAGCAGGTCCACACTTTGCAAATTGCTGACGGAGGGTGACTAGACATGGCATCACCCACATGCGTCGACTGCATCGCGGAGGGCGTCACCACGGCGCGTCCCATCGCCAGCGGCACCCGCAAGCCACGCTGCGCCACCCATACCAGGGCGGCCAAGAAACGGGCTCAGATCAACGCTCACGGCCGAAAGGTCGAAACCACCTACGGGATACCCGGCGAGCAATACTGGGCGCTCTACGCGGCTCAGGGTGGCGTCTGCGCCATCTGCCGGGTCGCCACCGGCAAGGTGAAGCGGCTCGCGGTCGATCACGATCACGACACCGGAGAGGTTCGCGGACTTCTGTGTGGCCCGTGCAACCAGATGCTCGGTCGACTCGGCCAGGGATCGCTGGTGCGCGCGCTGGAGTACCTGCATGACCCGCCGGCCCGCGCCCTTGACAATACCTGTGACATCGAGGGAGAATCACCGGCATGACCGCCAACCCGGAGCAGCGCGTCATCGACGCCATCGACGAACTGGTGGACTGGCAGATGGCCGACAGCCCCGCCGCGCATATCCAGAACACCCCGGATGCCGCTCCCGACCTGGGCGTGCTGGGCGCACTGGGCAACGTGGACGACATCGCCGACTGGCTGAACAGTCTGGCGGACGCCTTCTCCTCGTTCATGATGGTCGATCCGCTGGAGTGGCTGCATGAGGCACTGGCGGCGATCACCGCTGCGAATACGGCCGCGGAGGAACTGGCGGCGATCACCCAGGGGCCTGATACGGTTGCCACGCGGTCTTCCCCAAGAGCGCGGCAACAGCCTCACGTCGGCAGCCCCGATGTGGGGCTGTTCTCATCCAGAAACGTCCAGGAACGTGCGTTCATGCATGGCGCGCTCGGGTTGCAGCTGGGCTGGCCCATGCTGACATAAGTATGGTTACGGCATGGACTGGCGCGGACCGGCTCCGGTAGGGGCGGTGGTCACCACGGCGTGGGGCAACAAGCTCAAGCGCTTCGAGGACGGCTGGTCGCCGCTGGTGGGTGCTGACTGGGATCGCTGGACGGTATTCTCCGACTACGAGGTCCAGCACGGATTCACGCTGGTGGGATGGAACGCCGAGATGTGACGTTGCGTCTGTTTGACATAAGGCAATGTCCAGCGTATAATAGTAGTAAGGGTCGAGTCAGGCCCGGTGTCCGGCAACCTGTCCGGCAAACCTGTCCGGCAGCCGGACGTTTCCCCGCGAGAGAAAGAGAGCAGACAGACATGAGTGACACGATCACAGCCCTTGCCGCCCTGGCGGTATACACCTCACCGATGATCCTCATAGGAAGTGTCACCGTCTTGCATGTGTGGTGGAAGCGGCAACGCCTCTATCGTCAGCGGTTGTTGCGCGACGCCGAGGTGCAGCACCAGATGGTGATGACGGACAACGTCGTCGGTTTCTACGGTAGATTCCCACCGATCGTTCCACGCTAGACACACGCTAGACAGAAGCCCCGGGCATCGCGCTCGGGGCTTTTCTGTGCCTACTTCTTGCGCTTGCCGCCGCCCTTACGCTTGCCGCTCTTGCCCTTGCTCTTGCACGCCATCCTGCTGCCTTTCTGTCTGATGCGGGTACTGGGCATGGTTGCGGTTCACCGCTCTCCGGTACGGCGAGAACACCCGTGGAACGAACCACCGCATATGCCCAGAGTGACACATGCTGGAAATGACAACGCCTGTTGTCGGATCGGTGGTGGATAGATCAGTCGGAGACAGTCGTCGCCCAGGGGCCGGCCACCCAAAAAAACAGGGCGGCCGAAACGCCTCCCCCGCGCGCGTGGCGGGGGAGGCGTGGTGTGGAGCGCGCGAACCTACGCGGCCGCGTGCTCGGTCTCGGCGT